AAAAATAATAAAAAAGCACTTAGAGAAGTACTAAAGCATGTTAATGGTGATAATGAATGTATATATAGTGCATATACCAAGAAATGATTATAAAAAATTGATCGCAATCATAAATAGATTGCGCTGCGATGAATATCGTACCGCTAAGGGTAATTTTAAATCTTTCAGATAAAAAATTGATAAACTTACATCTTAATAATAATTCATTTATCATTAAATAAAATGCCGAAAGATTATACAATAGATGATCTCTATAAAGCATGTGAAAGCGGTACTATTAACAAAATAAATGCAATTCTAAAAAAAATTCCAATTGATAATAAGTGTGTAACTCTTGCTTTAAAGAATAATAAAATAAGATATAGTACATATATTATTTTGGATATTGCAATGAAAACGAATATGGAATTTGAACTGGAGACAATTTATGAAATCATAAAGCAAAAAATTTATCACCAATTGATAGGTAACATACTTAAATCATGTAAACCTCAACCGGATATTCAATGTATGTATTTAGCATGTCAATACTATTATGGTGAAGTGATAGAATATTGTCATATATATAATAAATATGATATAAAATGTTTGGAATTATTATGCAGTCCAGCAGAAAAAGATTATGGTTATTATAATTATGCTTATTATGGGAGTTATAATATTGATAAAATTTATAATAATATTATTGCAGATGGAATAGTACCAAACATTCAATGTCTTCGAAATGTATCTGGATTTAATACAAGAATTTATGAGAAAATAGTTAATTCTGGATTAAAACCAGACATAGAATGTTTGAGAAATGCCTTTCTGTATAAAAGATATGATATAGTTAGTGATATATTAGCAAGAGGTATATTACCGGATAATGAATGCATGGTGAATTTATGTAAATGTTTAATAAGTAAATATGGTAGGTATTATGTAGATAAAAGAATGAACGAATATTTCAATAAAATTATAGCTGCAGGAATAGAGCCCACTGAGGAATGTTTAAATTATGCGTGCGAATCTGGTAATATAGAGCTTGCAGCAGCAATTATTGATTATGGAGTAGCTCCAACATTTGATTGTCTTCTAAAAGTATGTTCGATGAAGAATGTTGATAGTCTTATTATCAAAATTATCGAAAAGGGAGTAATACCTGATTATAATTGTTTAGTAAGTTTATGTAAAACTAAAAATAATAAAAAAGCACTTAGAGAAGTACTAAAGCATGTTAATGGTGATAATGAATGTATATATAGTGCATATACCAAGAAATGATTATAAAAAATTGATCTATTAATACTTTAGATTTATATTCCTTATACTATTTTTAAATGCAACAAGTAAATTCTCAAATCCATCTACACTATTTTAAACAAGGTGATGATTTACAATCTTGTTTAGTTACTAATAAAGATGGGAAGGTAGATGTTAAATCATCTATAATGGCTCATATAGATCTTCTTAAAGCGTCAATCAAACAATTAAAGGGAATTCTAGAAGTTCTTCCCGATGATGGAGATTTTTCTCTAGAAGCAGATGGTCATTATATTGGATTAAGTGGACCGGAAAATATTATTAATCAATTAGTTGAAAAAGAACTAGTTTCGGTTGATAAAGATGTACCAGAATCCGATAAAGATGAAGAATCTAGTTCATCTAGTTCAGACAGTGATGTTTCGAATAAAGATGAACCAGAATCGGATAAAGATGAACCAGAATCTGAGAAAGATGAAGAATCTAGTTCAGAGGATGATCCATTTGATCCGAATAATGTAAAGGAAGAAGAGGAATAAATTTTTATTTTATACTATAGTGCAAGCAGTGGTTCCACAAGTGCCGGTTGTACAACAGCTATCAACTATTGGATTTTGGATGAAAGGGTTAACATCGGCAGCAGTCCAGCATTCTGTTTGTACTCCCCATTGAGTAAAGGGGAAATTAGTGTATCCTCCTGCTCCTTCAGTTGGCCAATTTACGCCCCATGAATTTCTGATAATGAATCCAGTAGTAGTCCATCCAACAACAGCAACACCATGTCCGCCAATTTCTTGTTGATCTGGTGTTTGCTTTTCCCAGAAAGTGGCGGAATAATTATAAACAGGGAAACAAATCAAACAAGGTCCATTAGTATATAGCGCAGTTTGTAATCCATTGAGAGTAGTAATTAATGCTGGATTTTTACATTTATGTAATGCTGCTTCTTTGAATGCAGCTGCGGGTATTTGTGTATTGGGAACTATTGTTCCATACGGATAAGTTGTTTCTAAACAGTCGCCTAAATTACATAAAATATTCATAGCATCTTGACCATTCATTCCATCACTTCCTTGATTATTCCTATTATTATAAATGAATTGTGGTGACATATATTGAGTTAAATTTGAATCCATTCTACCTTGCCATTCTTTCATGCATGCACATGCTTGAGCTACACAGGTCGGTAAACTTCCCTGATCTCTAACTGGCTCCAAATAATCTGTCATATCTAATGTACTAGGGAGAGCAATAGCTTTTGGCAAAATAGCTTCTGCAATTTGATGTCCTACTAATGGACTTCTTAAAGCTCCTAATGTATATTGTTTATTATTCATATATATTAGGTGAGATAAAAAATTGATAGCAATCATAAATAGATTGCTCTGCGATGAATATCGCACCAATAGGGTAATTTTTTAATAAAAAAATTGATTAAGTTACAACTTACAATACCTTATATTATAAGATTTATTATGGATTTAAACCGTCCACAAGATTTTAACTACCCACATACAAGATGCAATTGGGTAATTAAAAATAGAATTTTAATGGGTTCTCGTCCAGTTGGTAAAATAAGAGGGAGGTTGAATACTTTTAATAAATTGATTAATTTTGGAGTGAAATTGATAGTAAATTTAAATGATAAATATAAAAACCCCTGGTATATGAAAAAATTACCAGAGGATGTGAGTGTCATATTGTTTCCAATAAAGTCAGGTGATGTAGAAGATGATGATAAAGTAATTAAATTATTAAATGAAATATTGGATTTTTATAATAACAAACCTGGTATAATTTATATTCATTGCCATGGAGGATTTGGACGTGCAGGAACAATTGCAGCCTGTTTATTAGGTAAAATTAAAGGATTAAATTGTCAACAAGCAGTTGAGGAATTACAGAGACTCAAAGAAACAAGAATAGATAAAAGTAGAAATATTATTCCAATGCCAGAAACCGATGTTCAGATTTCACAAATTGCTAGAATTATTGGATTTGATAGTAGAATTCCTTTACCGGATAGAAGTAATATGGACTGGATTAAAATTAAATTTTAAGTAATCCATTTATTATAAGATATTGAGCAATAATGTAAAGACTCATTATCCACACACCATTATAAGGTATTTTATATTTGAATTTATTTATTGCTATCAAACTATCAGACAATAAAAATAAGATTGAGCCAATTAATACACTTTCTCCTTTCCTTCTTATAATAGCACAATACATCATACATACTAACACCATAACATATACACCGACAGCAACAGCAATTTCATCTATATCATTTATAACAAAATAATAAAATGCAGTTCCTGCTAAAAATAAGAATAATAATATTTTCCATTTATGCATTAATCGATCTTCATTAAAAGTGTATAAATAACTATATGTTAACTGTAACATCAAGAAAAACAATATACCTATCATGAAAAATGCATCATGGAATCTAACAAACATTAGGAATATATCACCGAAGAATGAAAATATTACACTCATTTTTATAAGACGTCTATATTCATTATTGAAACTTGGATGAATATTATTAATAACATGAAAATACATTATGATCATCAATAATGGTTTGGTGATCATATGTAGAGGAACTATATAAAATATTTCAGAAATTAGTTCAAGGAATGCTACTGTTAAATATAATATGATTGTTATCATTTAGTATTTGTTTATAACTGTATTTTTATGGATTTTTTAATCAATTTTTTATTAAAAAAATTACCCTAGTGGTCAATTTTTTGCTTTTACGAAGTAATTGCAGCAAAAAATTGATATTTTTTTTTATAGATATATCTATCATCTTATATGTTATAATGGATCAGGTGTTCCTAGCAATTGAAAGAAATGAACCATTTGAAAACATACTTAAACTACTCCAAGATAATTTTTTAGATATAAATTTGTTTCATCATGGTGCTACACCATTATTACATGCAGTTGAACATAATAAAATAGAATTGGTAAAAGATTTAGTCAAACATGGGGCAAAATGCAATTATTATAATGAAAATAATATGAAAATAGCATTAAATTTTGCAAGTGACTACCAAAATTTTGATATGATAGAACTATTAATAAAATCAGGAGCAGATATTGAATTTAAAGGACATGGGGAATCTGCATTATTATATTGTGTAAGAAACAATTTACCACTTGCAGTTATCAAATGTTTAGTATCTAATGGAGCTAATATACATGCAATAGGTAAAGGAAAAGATAATGCATTCATACTTTCATGTTTGAATAATAATATAATTAATGTAAATTATTTTTTGGAAAAAGGTATTAATTATACTCATATAAATTCAAAAGGCTACACTGGATTAGACTATGCTGTTAAAAACAATAATGTGGAAATATGTAAATTATTAATTTCATTGGGACAATTATTAGATGCAGACCATAAAAAATATAAAATATTAATAAAAAATGCGATAATAAATAATCACCCAGAAATTATTGAATTGCTATCACATACGGATTTACTAGAAAGCGATACAGCATTATTTGTAAAAATAGAATTGTATCGTAATGATAAAGATAAATTGAATGAATTGATTGAACATTGTGATTTTAATAAAATAGATGAATCAGGTAATTCATTTTTAATTCACTGCATTAAAAATAGGTTACCAATAGCATTTATAGAAAATATTATAGATAAAGTTGATATAAATTATATGGCACCAAATGGTCAAACTGCATTAATATTAGCATCTTCAATGGATAGTATATCATTAGTTAAATTATTAGTAATGAATGGTGCTAAAGTAAATGATTCAATGGATTATTTTGTATCACGATATACAAATGGTGAAATTAATTATGATATTATGATATTATTATTGGAAAATGGGGGCGATATTGATTATATGTGTAATGGATTGCCTATATTAGGATATTCCATTGCTAGAGCGGACAAGGAATTAAGTAATTATTTAATTCAAAAAGGCGCGAAGATTGATTTCACCATAAATGGCTATACTGTATTAAATTACGCTTTATTCAAAAAGCAAATAGATATTGCGATACAATTGATTGATCGCGGTGCTAAAGTCAATATCATAAGTAAAAATTTGAGCACATTAATATTAGCATGTAATATTCCCAAACATGAAGATATCATATTAATTGATAAAATTGTTTCAGGTGGTGCAGATGTTAATTACGGAGGCGATAATACTACTGATACTCCTCTTATCTATGCATGTGCATATAATAACCCGCATATAATTGAATATTTATTAAAAGCTGGTGCAAATATAAATTATCAAACCAATACTGGAAAAACAGCTCTATCATGGGCATGTGAGAATGGTAACACTAATATTGTAAAAATATTAGTAGAAAAAGGGGCAAATATTGGATTGAAATATAATAATGGATTAACTCTATTAAGAATTGCAATGGATAGAGGACATTATGAGATTGTATGTATATTAATTGAAAGAGGATTCGATATTAGTACGGTAATATCGAATCCACAATTGATTAATTATATGATTAGAAACAATAAAGCGGTAATAAATAAATTTATTGAGGGAGGTATTGATTCATTATATCGTATCGATGGAGAAACTCCATTATTGAAATACGTATTAATTCATAAAAATCAAGATATTGCAATGATGTTAATTAAAAAATATCCTGATATGACTAAAAATATAGATAGAGGAACTAAAACATTATTAATGCATGCATGTTCAATACCAAACGTTGATATTGAATTAATTAAAGAACTCATAAATCCTAAAACTATTAATAATATTGATGATGATTATAGAACAGCTCTATCCTATGCAGTAACTTCACATAATAATAAGGTCGCAAAATATCTAATTTCAATTAATGCAAATTATATATTTGAGGGAGAACAAAATCTACTCTATTTAGCATGTACTGTTAATAACACCGAGATGGCACTATATTTTATTAAAAAAGATAAAGAACATATTAATATGAGAAATATTAATAATAGTACTCCGTTGATGTTTGCATGTCAATTAAATAATACCAGATTATCATTAAAATTATTAAGTAAAGGTGCAGAAACAAATGTAGCTAATAGATGGGGGAGAACAGCTCTCTTTTATGCATGCGAAAAACAAAATACTGAAATAATAAAAAAAATACTAAATGAAAATTGTGATTTGTTTCAAACAATAGATTTTGATACTGGAACAAATTTATTTAGAATGTTACATCATCCATTAATCATTAAGGACGAAGATATTAAAAATATAATGGATAAGATATTTAAATGTAGAGACAGAGAAGCGGATTATACCTGTACAATCTGCTATGATATGGAGCCAAATGATACCTATTTTTTGTGTGATCATAATACACATATATATCATTCTCATTGTTTAGCAGTATATTGGCAGAAATTTCCTAATCAATTTGATTGCCTGGAATGTTTTAAGAAAATAAATTTGAAACAAAAATATAGAAATGTAGTAGTAGTTACTCCCACGGAGGATGATGTCCCAAAGGATGCGATCAAAGTAAATATGGATATATATAATGTTATAAAATGTTAAAAAATTGCGAATCCTATAAAAAAATTGAAATTAAAATAAAATAACAATCCCTAATTCATTTATACCAATATGTTGAATCTACCAGCAGAACTAATTAATGAAATAATAAAATCGTTATCGAATAAGGATTATTATAATTTACTTCTATCAAATAGTGCATTTAATATACTATCCGAGAATGACCTAAATTATAGGAAATATAATGGTAAAAAATTAGTGAATTTATGTAAGAAAGGTGATTTAAATGGAGTCAAATATTTAGTATCAAAGGATGCGGATATCCATTTGAAAAAAAACTATGCACTAAGATGGAGTGCAAGAAAAGGTCATCTAGAAGTAGTAAAATTTTTAGTATCAAAGGGTGCGGATATACATGCAAAAAATAAATATGCACTAAGATGGAGTGCAAGAAAAGGTCATCTAGAAGTAGTAAAATATTTAGTATCAATAGGTGCAGATATCCATGCAAAAAATAACTATGCACTAAGATTGAGTGCAGATCATGGTCATCTAGAAGTAGTAAAATATTTAGTATCAATAGGTGCAGATATCCATGCAAAATATGAGTATGCACTAAGATGGAGTGCAATAAATGGTCATCTAGAAGTAGTAAAATATTTAGTATCAGTAGGTGCAGATATCCGTGAA